GCTTTAGTTGCATCGTTTAGCCGCTTCATCGCCAGCGTAATCCTATCTTCAATCACCGCAATCTGTTCTCTGGTAGCGTTATTTTCAATCAATATCTTCTTCTGTTTGCGCAAATTTTTGATAATTGTCTCGGTGAACTTTGCGCGACCAATCAGTTTATATTCAGGGTTATCTGCCATAAATTCATCAACTGGAAGATGATCTTGCATTCTGCCCTTTAACCCGTTTTCGGCCTCATTGATGCGCATGATGTTCGCGTAATATCTTCCTCCTTGGCTTGATTGATCTTCTGCATTACCATAAAATCTACCAACCAACGGAATTTTGTACGATGGCAAGTGTTCTCCTGTTACCACCGATTCAGCGCCTTGGAATGCCTTAGAAATTTCACGCCCTACACCGCCCGTTGCTTGACTTGTCAGGTAATCAATCGAATCAGCAGTTGGGCTGAATACGCCGACCTTGTAATCATCACCGCCCGATACTGTATTGATTGCTTCAGCAAGGAACTTAGACCAAAGTGATGCGGTGTTTTTATTACGGGTAAAGCCAGGTGTTGGATCAAGCGAATTGAAATCAGGCTTATAAATCGTTTTGCCTGTCCAATCCTTGTTTTCTGCCAGTGCCGCAAAAGGATCAAGCGCGGTAGGCGCGAGCGTTTGCATCGAGATACCGGAACTACCAATCGGATTAAAAGCATCTGCGAATACAGCGAATAACTGTGTCAGTCTGTCTCCTGGACGGTCGAATCCACTCAAAGTAAATTCCGTCAGAATGCGTCCGATATTAGGTATCGCATGGAAGCCAAGCGGCATCGGTAAAGTCAAGTATTTCCCGTCGCCTATCGGCAGGATCAAGCTGCGCTCACGAATAAATTGCGGCGGCTGGTCATCATCGAATCCGGCAGCGGCCAGCATCAAGGCTTGCATCACGCCTAATGTGATTCCTCCTATGATGATATTCTTACCTGCGCCACTCAGGCGCAAGGTTTTAATGTCGCCACCTTCCATTTTAAAGAGTGTTTCACCGATACGCGCTGTACCTTGCGCAGCGGCATTAAAGAAGGCATACAGCGAGCCAGCTTGTTGTCCGATTTCACCTTTACGATTGAAATTGACGGTGATATTTTTGGCAAGGCTTGCGGCTTCGCTCTTGCTCATGCCGTTATCGCGCGCTACCTTATACGCGGCAAGTCGTGTTGCGCCTTCCGCTGTTTGATTGTAGTCAGATAACCAATTGAACAACCAAGCGGCTTTATTCTGCGCGATTGACATTGGAACTTTAAGCATTCCGCCTGCGGTGAATATCTTTCCTAATTGACTATCCTGCCATGCGTGAGGGTCAAGAGCGTGCTTAATAGCATTTGCCCTGTCCTCGCTATTGGCGTACAAATCGCGGTAGCTTGTCATACCGCCCTCATTCTGCAACTCTTCCCATAAAACTGCCCACTTAGACGTAGCGGCATGTCCTTTGCGTTCTGCGCGCATATCGGTATAAATTCCAATCAGAGCCGAAGGAATGTTTTTCAGCACATCGACGCGCTTATTGGCTATTGGTGTTGAGGAAAGGTTCAGCAGTAAGCCTTGCGTATCACGCACAAAATTGGTTAAGCCGAATACAGGGTTATATTGCGTGTTGATCGAGGCAAAATAACGGGTAATCTTGGCGGACGCGCTTAGTAATTCGCCTAAATGGATCGCGTCCAGATTTTTGATTGCCACTGCCATGCGAATAGCCCGGTCATTATGCTTATTGAAGATAATGGCGCGTTCAACGACATTACCTTGGCTGTCAACAACCTTTGCCACCACCACGTTTTCATGGTTCTTGAACGTCGGGTCAATACGTTCTTCAATCAGCCCAGTACGCTCATTAAGTACCCGTTCTTTTGGAATGTCACCGACCGACCAGAATTCTTCGTTTGGATTTTGTTCAGCAAGACCTACCAGCGCAGCCGCTACACGGTTTTTCTCGCCGCGAACGATAGCCTTTTCCCGTTGCATGGCAACGTTCGCCAGAATATCAATCACCTTAGCAGTCGATCCGGTGCGGTGTTTAACCTCCTTGCCTTTGATTGAGAAGCCCTGACCGATCCCCATGTAGCCGTCGTGATCCTCACGCATCAGCGGAACATAATATCTAAACATTTCAGCCCATGAATCAACCTGATCTTTCGGCACAAGGCTATAATCAACATACAGGTCACGGGTTTTTGCGATAATTGCATCAACCTTTTGCGCGGCGGTGTTGAGTTTGTTCTTTTGCGCTATCGGCAAGGCTTTCATATATTCAGCAGCCTGACGGTTGCTCATGCCAGACAAGGCAGTATTGTCGCCTACAAATGGTGTGACATAGCCCAGTTCGCGCACTTGATAGACGGCATTTAGATATTCGTTTATGTCCGTGCTGGATTTCTTCAGTTTAGCCAGTCTGCCTTCAAGGATGCTAACTAATGAATCATCAGCCTCACCGACCAGCACATCAGATTTGGCACGTAATAGCCTTGCGCGCACATCAAGGTACTTGGTAACATCAGCATTGTTGAACAGACTGTCGCGCTGCGCAGAATACTTTGCGATCAGTGCGTCAAGTTCAACCTTGGTTGGATTGCGGCTTTGCGCGAGGGCATTGGCTTCCGGCGCATGGCGTGCGTGCAGGTACTCGTCAAGGCTATCAGAACTCAGCCCATCCTTCTGCATCTGCTCCAGCATTGGGTTGAGTTCCGTCAGTATAAAATCTTGAGTGCGTTTCGATGCCCTGCCGTGAAATAATTCTTCACGCAGATAAGCATTCACGTTCTCCGTGACTTTTATGCCGGTTGATTTGATAGCTTCGATGACGCGCTTCATGTCAACGTGTTTGTCATGGAGCTTGTAATCAAGATTGTCGAACATTGAAGGCTTTATGGAATCCCATGTTGCACGGCTGTGCGGCTGCCCGCCTTCCAATCCGAGATTATTCTGGAGCGGAGGTTGATCGTGTGGCTTGGCTGTGCCAGGGATGGATGATTGCGCTGGGGCGGCAATCTCTTCCCTATCATCCAAATACGCTTCAATCTCGCTAAATTTATCTTCCGTAGACTGCGTTGTTCTTAAATCAATATCCGCTTGCTCATAATGCAACGGGAGATTATGGTCCGATATTCTGATCTTCGTTCCACTTGGATTGTGGATGATGTATTCTGACTTGCTTTGCGTTGAATGTGCAAACGAAAAAACATCGCCAAACCTTTCTTCCAACTTGCCGATAAGAGAGTTTTTATATGCTGAATTTTTTGCTCTAGCAATAGCATTATCGCTGCGCTCCAGATGCGAAAGCGAACTGGTGATTAAATCGGTCAAATCAGATGATATAGCAAAGAAACTGTTCCTGTTTCCTCCCCATGGTGGCAAATACGTTAACTGGTATCTTCCGTCTGGCAGCACTCCAACTGTCATATAATAATTGTCCACCACCATAAAACCATTAAGCATTTCATGCTTATGTTTATTGATTTCACCAAAAACCGTATCTAATGGAACCGTCTTTTTCGTCCATTTGAAAAACTCTGTTTTTCCTGTCCGTTTGCGGCTTGCCAGCGCCCCTTGTGACACGCCAGCCGCGTCATATCCTTCGATAATCTTGATTGGGTTTAACGCTCCATTGATCCGCTCTCCGCCATTAAAATATCGAATTTCGACTGGTAGTGTTTCCCAGCCTAGCCGTGCTGCGGCCATTATTCGGTGATTACCTTCGCTTATCCATGCTTTACCATCCTGGTCTACCTCAATATAAGGCACTTCTGGTTTGCCATTTTCCAAGGTTGGAAGTGATCCTGTTTCACCCATTCTCCTTAACAACCAATCCAAATCACCTTGACGCACTTTACCCTGCTCCCCGCGTAACCCTGGAAGCGATTGCAATGCTTTCAAAGGGACGCTTACTGGTGCAGTAAAGCGTCCTGTTACCGCGCCAAATCGCTTGTATGCGCCATACTCATTGCGCCCAGCATCGGTAGTAATGGCTCTCTTTTCATTGAGCCAGTAATCACTTAGGATGTCAGATTTTAATGTCGGCTTTACATTGGTGGATGCCAGCGCCACTTGTGACACGGCGGGCGTGTCATATCCATGCGCTTTATTACCCTCTACCGCATCCTTCATCCGCCGGATCAGCCTGAGCACCCCTCCATCGCTTACCTCTGTAACTGGTCTGCCAGTCACCCGGCTAATGAACTGGCGTACCGCGTCCACCACCCGCCCGATCATGCTCAGTAAGTTGCTGCGCATCACGATAGGCACTTTCACGCCGTAGCGCTCAAGTATGGCATCAACATTGCCGGTGATGGTGGCCGCCGCCAGTTCGGCTATTGCTTCATCGGTGTGCGTCATGGCGTTGAATGTCTCGCCGCGATCCATTGCAATTGCCTTGGCGAGCTTGGTCACAAAGCCATTCTTGGCCGCATAGCTCAGCGCACCCACTACCGGGCTACCCAACATCCTGATGCCACCGTGCCCTACGACCTCATGCACCGCGACCCAGACACTGCGCTCCGGCGATGCGATGTTGTCAGCCACCAGATAGACGGTGTAAGTCTTGGGATCGTAGATACCCTCCGAATGCTGGCCTATCGGCTTACCCACACGCAGCGCGCGCAGGTAAAGTTCGTTCGGGATTTCTTTGACCGACTGAACGATGATGACACGCTTGAATCCGTGCCAGCTTGCGCGCAGTTTGGCAGTGGCTTGTTTAATGGAATCGACGGTTTGCGGCGTTAGGTTTGCCTGCTCGGTTTTACTGAACCGCGTCATTCCGGTGCGGTCAATATGACTTGCACCAATCTCGCCAAAGTAAAGCGCGCCAGCTTCGCGGTAGGCTATCGGCATGGGAGTGTTGGAATTAACGAAGCCGCCTTTGGAATCGGCGCGCTGAACAACCAGCGTTAATCCGTGTTCATTGGCGAATCTTTGGAATCGAGCAGGAACATTGACGCGAGCGGGGCCGGTGACGATGGCTTTGCCGTTTGCGTTGATAGTGAAGGTAATGCCTCGCTCTGCCGATTCGATACCAGCCGCAGCACGACGTAGTTCAACGAGCGTGGCTGCGTCAATAGGCAGGTTGCGAGTGGTGTTGGGTTGTACTTCATAGCTGTCACTCTGCGCTTTATTTGCTACGCTTGCAAGCGGCGCATCATCGCTATTCATTTCCTTGAGCGCTGTTCCATACCCAAGTTCTTCCAATACCTTCTTACGTTCAGCGATTTCGGCAGTAAACGCGGCGCGTTCTTCCACCGGAACCGCGTCGATTTGCGTAGACTTCATCAGCCTGCGCTGCACGAGACCATGGTTTTGCTGTGCTGCAGCAAGGGCTGCTATACCATCGAACGGTTTATCTATACGCGCCTCGATGCTGGCGATGTCCTTCTTCGCCAACTCAAGATCAAGCTGAACCCGCTCTTTACGCTGCGCTAGGCTATCGATGTAGTTGGCAAAGCGCGTCAGCATTCCGCTTGGCGAGATTACATCCTTCGCACCGTATGACGCAACCGTTCCGATACTGGACTCAATCTCCACAAGACCTGCCGCCCACATAGCTTTAAGCGTGAACTTCACGCCGCGATAGTAAATATCCTTGGACTTGGTAAAGCCGGTGCGCACCATCGTTACCGCTTCAGCGATCTTCGTTTCAGCTTTTTCCTTGTCAGTTATGGTTTTCCCGTCAATAACTACAGGCACAACCTTTCCTTTTTCTATTGTTACCGGGATTGCTCTTGCCGCAGCCATTTGAGTTTCAATCGCTTGGATGCGAGCAGGAAGCCACTCGGACACACGATTGCGCTCATGGCTCAATTTGCGCTGCATCGCGTACTTGCCGTCACTGTATGCTTTCTGCAAGGCGGTCAGGCGCTTAACCTCAGTATGCATCTTGGTTTCTTCCAGAATTAGCGGATTGCCGGATGCCGCCGCCTTCATGTCAGCGGAATTCGCCGCCTCTCCGGCTACGTCCTCTATCTCGATCTGCCCACTGTACTTGCGCAACTGCTCGATGCCGGAGGCTTTATGCTCCAGCAACTGCCAGCGGCGCGTGTCGTAGGTCTGCTCGGTTGCATAGCGCCCGATGAACACCTCGAAGCCGTCAGGATCGCGCGCGTAGAGCATATTACCTTGGCGAATGATGCGGCCTTCGCGCTGCTCAAGGTCGGATGGCCGCCATGGTGCGTCAATATGGTGCAGTCCTACCAGACGTTCCTGCACGTTGGTTCCGGCTCCAAGTTTAGGTGTGGAGCCAAATAGGAAGCGCACATCGCCACGGTTCACGCTCTTGAATAGAGACTGTTTCTTGGCCGGGGTGTCGTAGTCGTGAATGAAGGCGATCTGGTTTTCAGGCACGCCGCGCGCTACTAGCTTTCCCTTGATGTCGTCATAAACAGAGAACTGGCTGTCACCTGATACACCTTCAATATCTTCCATGCCGACTTCGTTGCTGCCATCTTCAGCAAGTTCCAGATCGTTTTCTGCGCGGTACTCCGCCATACGTTCGGCGGTGATCGGTTCTTTCGATTCGCGCGCCTCATACCACTTGTCGCGGTTGGCATCCTTACTTAAGAGGTCAGCTAACCAATCTTTCGCCTCGCCCTTGTTCGCCATGTCGCCTTTGATACGCAAACCTGTGACGGGATCGTAAATAGAGATTGAAGGCGAGCCGCGATCAATGGTGCGCACCAGATAGAATGGGAAGCCCTCAAAGCCTTTTATGGTATGCAGTGTGCCGTTCTTGTGCGTCAACATCCCTTGGTCGTCCAACACGAACAATCTGCGGTCTTTGTTCCCCAGCGCGCTACGTGCCGACAGCGGAATGGAGGTGTCGCAGAAAACAAGCTGCGTTCCTTTATCCTTGCTCCACTTCTGGTACACGTCCATCATCTTGTCAACAGCCTTGTTGATCTTGCTGCCCGCGAAATCTTCGGCGTTCGGGTTAATGATGCGCATATCCAGCCCGGCCTTGCTTGCCAGGCTGGTCAACGACAAGGCGTTTATCTTGCCTTTTGTCTCGCGCGTCAGTTGCGCAAGGTTGCTAAACTGCCCAAGCAGGGAATCTGGGTCGAGGTAGAGTACCGGGGTGAGGGATTTCTCCACCAGCGCCAGCTCCGCATCTTCCTTGGTGTCATATGAGTTGGATGTATGCCCGTCGCTCAATATCCACTTGGCATCATTGCTCTGCTCGATCTTCGCCTTTGTTGCATCCATAGCGAACAACACCTTGCCGCTCTCGTCGCGCCGCACGGTCGGTGCGCCAAAGAAGTCGCGCTGTGCCGTGGAGCGTTGCGCCACGATGTTTTCCGGCTTTCCGCTGGCAATCTTCGGCACCGGGAATACTTTGCCCGCTTCCTTGGCCTGATCCTTCAGGTCTTGCAGCGTCACGGTATCAGCAAAGGTGTGGTAGTGCGCCATCAGCGACGGCAGGTTCTTGAACTTCGAGAAGCGCTGGCTGATTCTGTATCCCACGCCGCTTGGCGCGACTTCGTACAGGCTTTCCACGTCGCCGTACATGCGCGCCCATGAATCGAACAGGTGCAACCCGTCGCGCTTCATTTCGTCGTATTTCATGTAGCGCTGCATGGTGAACATTTCTGACAGCGAATTCGATACTGGCGTTCCAGTGGCCGTAATGAACGGAACTTTCTCGCCGTAGGTCTTGGTCAGCCATCGCACCTTGGCGAACAAGTCGAATGCCTTACCCGATCCTTTGGGATTACCAAGCCCAGACACGCGCTGCATCTGCGTCGAAAAAAACAGGTTTTTGAATTCGTGCATTTCGTCCACAAACAGGCCATCAATGCCAAGTTCGTCGAATGTCACCACTTTGTCGCGCTCTCCGGCTAGTAAGGCCAGCTTCTCTACCTTCGCTTCCAGATTTGCCCTGATCTTCTCCATATCGCGCACGATGCCACGGTCACCACGTTCGCTCTTTATCGCCTCGATTGCGTTAGTTATCTCGTCGATCTGCTCTTTGTAGATGTCCTTTTCTATTGTTGGGTCGAGGCCGATCTTTGTCAGCGAGGAATGGCCGATAATCACCGCGTCATATTCGCCCAAGGCAATCTTGGAGAACATGCGCTGGCGGTTCGCCTTACTGAAATCTTCTGGATTGGCAGCCAGCACGTTCGCTGCCGGGTACATGCGCGCGAATTCACTACGCCATTGCGTAGTCAGATGGTTGGGTACCACCAGGATAGGCTTGCGCGCAATGCCCAGGCGCTTGTATTCCATGATGATAGCGGTACCCACAAAGGTTTTACCGGCACCGACCGCGTGATCCAGCAGCAGGTTGCGGTCTTGAATTCCTCGCCATACCGCAGACTTCTGGTGTTTGCGCAGGACGATGGCCGGGTTGGAGCCGTGCAGCACCAGATGATCACCGTTATATTTCCGGTTCACTGTGCGGTTGTGCTTCTCGTTGAACAGCTCGGCCAACTTCTCGGCGCGCACGCCGTCGTTCCATACCCAAGATTCCCAAGCCTGCTTGATCTTGTTGACCTTCTCGCGTGCCGCCTCGGTGGCTTCGGTGTCCGTCACAAACACCTCTTTGCCGTCGCGCACCGTTTTCATCTTCACTTCTGGAGCCTTGCCGTTCATCATCAACTTCAGCAGATCGAACGATGTCAGGTCTTTGGTGCCGTAGTCGTTACTCATCTTGCCAACATCGCCGCTGTCATTGATGTGACCAAGCCATTGTGCGGTTGCCGCCAGATAAGTCAGGTCTATCTTGGATGAGCCGGTGATTTCGGTGGCGAATTGCTTGAAGATGTCCGCCGGAATCCACCCTGCACCAAGCGAAGCGTAAATCTCGCTTGGTAGTTTGTCGGATGGGATAACTTTTTCCAGAGCTATCACGTTGCGGCTGTAGGCGTGATTCTCGTCAGCGGACTTTTTCGCCGCAGCCAGCTTGGTCTTTACGTCGCCAGAAAGGTACTCGTCAGACATGACGGGATCCCCTGTTGTTGGGTCTAGGTAGAGCATATCACCCAGCTCTTCGATGATTTCCTTTTGGCTCTTGCCGTAAGCGCGCTCCATGTATTCCAGATCGACTCGGCCTTTTGCGTCCAGCGAGGACAGTAAGGCATCATTGGCGGAGGTCACATTCATCTGCTCGGCAAACGGAAATAGCACGCGCCGCGTAAGGATGTCAGCTTTCTGGGCGGACGGTGCGCGCTCTTCCATGCCATTCCGTAACGCAACCGCCTTCGATACTCCTTTGTCGTAGTCAAACTCGATGGCTTGCAGCAGAGCGTACTCCGTATCATCCATGAAGATGTTTCTATTCACTTGGCTATTGACATAGCCGTACTTCTTGAAGAAGTCGTCGTAAGCCTTGCTTAATACCTTGCGGTGACTTTCGATCATCTTCACGCCGTTTTTCTCGTCGCGCTCCATGCGCATCTGAGTACGCAGTAGGTTTCGCAGCGAGATCATGCCCTTCATGCGCGCCATAGCTGTGTTGTTTTTCGGCTCCCATGCGGTTGAGGTTTGTGATCCGGCGATGTCCTGGCCGCGCTGTTTCACCTCTCCCTTATCGGTGATGAAGTAGGAACCTTGTTTAACTCCAGCGGGAATGGTGTTGTCAGTGCTGTCCAGCTCGTTGATTGTGCGCTCGACAGGCTTGTAGATGTTCTCCGGAATGGACGCAACGAACCCGGCAAGCTGTTTGGTAAGATCGCCGGTCGGCTCTACGGTGTATTCGTTAGCGCGGTACATTGATCCGGCGGTCGTTTCTTTTCCGAGGATGTTTTGTTTGTTGCGCTGGAAGTACACGTTAACGCTGGCAGTTGTGGATTCGCCACCCTTCGGCGCTGGCACAACAATATCCGACGCATTTATCCACGCAGGGCTCTTTTCGGGAGTTGCTGTTTTCTGTAAAAACAGGATGTCGGTGACCACTTCAGTTCCAGCGTTGCCCTTGAAGGCAGTATTTGGCAGGCGGACAGCGGCAATAAGATTGGCGCGCTTGGCAATCCATTCGCGCGTCTTTGGGTTGATCGCATCCATGAAGTTGTGCGACACGATCACCGGAACAATGCCGCCGTCGCGCACCTTGTCTATCATACGTGCGATGAAGTAGTTATGAATGCTGAAGCCGGAATACTCGCTGCGCTCCCTGTCAATAATCGGCTCGCTTCCGAATGGCGGATTGCCCATGGCGATGTCGAAGTAACCGACCGGCACTTGATAATGCTGGAAGCCTGTAGCTATAGCAATGTTCGCTTTTGGATAGATCGCCTTCAGTAGTTTACTGGTCAATAAGTCAAGCTCTACACCGTGTAATATGGATGCATTGCGGATGTCAGTCGGCATCATGCCGAAGAAATTGCCCGACCCAGCGGAAGGCTCAAGGAATCGCCCACCAATAAAGCCAAGGCGACGGACGGCGGAGAACATTGAATCAACTACCGGCTTACTGGTGTAGTGTGCGTTCAGTACAGAGGCGCGCGCCGATTCGTATTCCTCGTCGTTTAGCAGCTCGCGCAGCTCGGCGTATTGTGCCTTCCATTGCTTACTGTTTTTGTCGAACACTGACTTGAGCGCACCAAAACCAACATAGCGCGCCAGCGTTTTGCGTTCATCGGGGGTGGCTGGACGCGATTCTGTGTCCAGAAGTTTGAGTATTTTGATGGCCGCGACGTTATCGCGGAATTTCTTGACCAGCCCACCGCTACCGATTTCATTGGCATCGGTGATAACGTGATCTGCTAATCCAACGTCGGTGGATACGCTGGTTGATCGAACAACTCCATCAGTTCGTGCCGCGCCAGATGGGTGTAATCCTTCTGTGTTTCCAGTATATTGCGTTCCTGATCCACTTGGTACTCGAACGCCACCTGATACTGCTTCGCCGCTATCAGCGCCTTCACCCTGCCCGGCCAGCCCAGCATCCAGCGATTCGCCAGCTCGATACCGACCTGACTTTGCGCCTGTATCACTTTGCGCAGATTCTCCGGGTACGCTTTCGGTAAGAGTAGGTCTTGCATTTTCTGTTCCTCCAATGAGTACATCCTGCGCTTTTGCGCCTTGTTTGTCAATTCCGAGATGTTCAACCGACTTGTACTCATCCTTGCGGTCTGCGGCAAAGTGCGCACCTTGATCGAGAGACTTATTTGTTTCCGGCTTGATCTTTTCCTGTATGGTTGCGATTGCGTCAATATCAGCCGATCCAGTCATCCCGTCAGTATTCAACCCAGGGTAGTGCCGCACGCTCTCATACAGGCTGCGCAGGTATGGTTTAATGGCATCACCAAGGTCTTCGATCATAGCCTTACTGTAGGCGGCAAACGAGCGCGCCCCGGCCTCTATATGAGCGCCAGCCAACACCATGCCGTCTTGCAATAATTCAGGGTCAATGCCGCTATTCAGTGATCCGAGTTTCTTTTTCAGGCGAGCGCGTGCTGCGTCAACTGCGGACTGGGTGAATATCTTGTTGTTGGCAAATTGGGTGTCGGCTTGGTTGTCGAAGCGTGATTGATTTGCGGTGGTCGGCTTTGCGCTTCCAGATTCTGACGTTTTGGCTGGCGCAGGAAGACCCATTGCTTCGTGAACAAGCTCCAGAATACCGTTCCTCTCTGCAATCGCTTCGTCAAGCATGGTTTTAACGGCAAACTTTTCAGCCTGCTCCATGCTTATTTTGCCGATGTTTTGGTTGGCAATTGCGCGGATTTCTTTCATTTCAGCTTCACTGAATAGCGGCTTGCCTCTGTTTAGCTTGTAAAAACAATTCGATAATCTCATAACAATTCCCGTATCACGATATTCATCACTAGGTGCAGCACGATTTCATCCTCTGCGTGCTGCGCAGAAATCATTGCCAGTTTTTGCTGATCTACTTTTACGCTTTTTTCGATTGAGCGCGGTTGCTGATATTTCTGAGTCCGTTCGCTGTAGCTGCCAACACTCCCTGCCGGATGCTCAATTTGCTGTGTAGCTACACCGCCTAGCAGCGCCCCGGCAAATAATGCGCCTGCGAATAGTTTTCCGCGCATCAGGCTCATGGTGTCACCGTTGGGGTGCCGTTGCCGTTAGCGTCCGGCGTGAGCGTAATCACTGGCGTTACATCATCCTGCGCGTAGTACGTTTCGGTTGCAGTTCCAATCCCTGCCCGTTTTCCTGCGAGAGCAGCTAGAGTTACTTTCATAATCTGCTCGGCGGTCAGCCCATCTAGCACCTTCGCCCAAGTCTCATTCGCTATGTCAATTTTGTCCTGAGCAGTCACACCAGACCCTACCGCCACAACCTGCAATCCAGCGGAATTTGCCGGGATAACTGATACGCCGTTAGGGTTCAGCACGTCTAACAGGTTGTTGTTCGAGCCTCCGACTAATTTAACCTGATAGCTCCCGTTCTCAAATGTTAGCGTAAATGGCGCAAGGAAAGAGATAGCACGGGCGTAAACCGTTCCTGAGATGGTTACTTGCGTTGCGTGCGTGAATGCAGGCGGAAGGGACATTCCAGCTTCACTATCCAGATAGTCCGCTAGTTCTCGCATTAAGGCATACTCATTATAACTTCTTATTTCGTACCCGGTAGACGCATTCGTCCCAACAAAGGTCGTGTCCGCCTTCGGGATTGAGATAACGTGAGTCGCGTGGTTGATGGTGATGCTCATGATTATTCGTCCGCAATCAACAACACGGTGGCAGAAAAGCCGGAGCTGGTCGTCGTACCCGAGATCGACCCCGGCTTGTAAAGTGTGCCGCTGGCTACCGTTGCCCGGCGCACCGTGCCGGTGATGGCATGGCTGGCGTACTGCGTCGTGCCGGTCAGGATGCCAGATGCGTTGGTTACTCCCTCCAACACCATGTAGCCACCCACGTCCGTTGTGATCCGCACGCGGGCGTTCTGCATGGCAGCGAGCGTGCTGGAATCCTTGACGGTGACGGCTACTGTTACCGTGTCCAGCGGGTACAGATTCGCCGTCTGCGCCGCGAGCGTTGATGTAGTCGAGATGCAGATATACACCAGCACATTATTAGTTGCAGCCACCGCGCATACGATACGATATTTCAGCTTAAAACCAACGGCAGGGTCTATGCTGGCGCTAAAGCTGTTCAGGTTCGCTCCGGTCAAGTTGACCCATGTTCCATTCCATCCGCTGCCGGTATCTATCTGGAAATAGATGTCGTGGTTCCCCCACCGCGCGCCGGAAGAATAGGTGACATTCGTGCCGGTTACAACAGGAGATGTAATAGGCAACCCGGTACAGCCTTTGACAAAGTAATCCTGCTCGATTATCGCCTCATCGTTTAGTGTCGCCATTGAGATACTACCGGCGCTGGTGAACTTCGGCGTTCCAGCCACGACGGTGTAATACCCTGTAGTTTCTACGGTGGGTTCGTTTAAGCTCAAAACAACCATACCGTCAGTATCGCTGGCGAACGCATCTCTAAAATGCGTCCCATACACAGAAGCCTGCCCTGTTGTAGTATTTGTTCCGCCGCAATTCTTTGCGCTGGAGTTTAGGCTGGCAATAACCATTGTGTCGGTCATGTCGCCATAAACATGCTCGTAAATCATACCTTTGTCAGAGTTGGTGGTTGACAACGCGAACGTTCTGGTGGGCATCATATATATCCGCTGAAGCCTGACGTTCAGATTGCCGCCGGAACTGGCAAAGATATAGTTTGGGTTGTTAGCGCTGCCGCCGTTGAGGAAAGCAGTTCTGCTGCCGCACTCGCGTAATTTGATATTGGTTGATTGGCCTACGTAAAAAATGCCCCCATACGGATGCACATTGGCAATAGCGCCTTTTAGCCCGAACGTGACATTGCGAATAACAATATCGTCTGATGACGACAATATATACGCAACATAAAGGGCCGTCGTCGTGTTTGTCTCCCCAACAAACCTGTCGCAACTGTCGATTCCATCCACGACGCAATGAAAGCTGGTTATGAATTTTATATTTCCATTGAACATATAACAGTCATTGAATGTTATGCTGCTTGACTGTGTGATCTGGAATGCCATGCCGGAGCCGCGCACATAGGTAATGACACCTGACTTGACGCGGGTGAACGTCTGACCGGAAGAGAATAACGTATAGGAAACGTGGGTTGCCGGTGAGTAATGATAGCACACCCAATCAGTGATATTCCCCCCTGCAAAACACGACGTTAATTGCAGAGTTACTGCATTTATTGACTGGCTGATTCCGTTACCTCCGTTGCTGATATTCACTGGTGATGCACACTCCGTAATACTGACGTAGTCGAAGGTACATGAGTTTGCAATATCCACAGAGTACGGTTGAAAGAAATAAAAGTACCAGTCAGACATGAAGTTCTGAATGTCAATAGCGCCCGCTGATGTGGTGACAAAGTCTGGCCGTGTTGTTGCAGTGGCGCTCGGAATGACGTTGGTTGTTTTATCCGCCGCAGTGCATTGCCGTCCGATTACGTTTGGAATCCGAACCTTCAGATTAGCCGCAGGAACTTCGCCAACAGCGGTTGTTCCGTTATGGCCGAATCTGACATTCCCGTTTGTTTCCATACAGACGAACTTGCTGCGGTCATCGGTTCCGAGATTGGTCGTAGTCATTCCGGCGGCGAATAACGACGGCCAGAATTCATAGACTCCAGACCCTACGGCAGTCTCTACGTACACTCCCGGGACATAGGCCGTCGCGCTTCCGTTGGTCGGAACTTGCATCAACTGATTTGCCACACCGGAGGTAGTGCCAATCTCGAACCAATCGCCGCGAACAGTAAAGTCTCCGAGCCGTGGTACGGTAATTGATATTGCTTGCGTATGAACAACCTCAATCCAGCCAACTACATCAACTCCGTTGGTTGTTGCACCTATTCCAGTCAGTACATCATTATCCACAAACGCAACGTCTGCTTCGCGTAGCTTCAAAAATCCTGTTGCGGGCATTGCCGCGCCAACCGCCGTAGGTGCGGATGTGAGGCTTGCCCACACGCCCAACAGGTATCCGTTCGCGCCGCTTGTGCCGCCGGTTACTATAGTGCCCACAGCGGGGACAATGCCAATTCCCGCGTCATAAGCAACCCATCGAACATTGCGTCCGTCCAGAATATAGCTTCCGCCAAAAGTCGAGCTGATAGTGTGCGCGCCAAGGCTTCCTGTCATCCCGGCGGGGCTGTTGGCGTGCCATCTCGTATCGGTGCGAACAGTGAGCGACCCGCCGTTATTGGTCATCGCCTCCCCTGCCGTGCGGGGCGCGTCGTCCAGGAAAACGGCGCTAGTGATTATTGCCACGGCTTATCCCTTCAGGTGTATCTCGATGCCGCCAGAGTCCGACTGCACCTCGACGAGTTGCAAATCGTACTCGAGGACATCGTCTGCAATTCTGATTGGCGTCGAGTCAGGGTACGATTTGGATAGCGCCAGTAGTTCAGCGATGAGTTGTTGCAAATTCATAATAATTTATCCGATGAGTTCCTGTAGTAGTGTCAAGATTATGCGTCCGACACACTTGATATGGTTGCCGATCCGCCTGTGGCTGACAATGAGCTAGTTGTATTAGCGGGTTTAATGCTGTCCAAAAAACTAGGCCCAGTACCACCAAAACGCGCCGACACATACAACGTCTGCGCCCCGCCAGATTGAATCGTGTTAAACGATATAGTAGGGCCAGTAGCGGCCGCATCAATGTAGCTAATGTATATGTTGGCACCGGCGGCGGCGTTATTAGTTGAAAAGTCGTGAGCAGTGATTGTGAATGTTTTAGTCCCTGAATTCACCGCCGAGTACGGATGCCGCGTGAACCTTCCGTCAGCGCGCTTAATGCGGATTGTCCCACTTGCTGGGGTGTTTGCTGGAATTGCTTCGACAACAACAACTGAAGTGACTGCAACACCATTCAGCAGCGCGGCGTTAGATAGTTGTGACTCAAGCAGACCACCCGCTCCATTCTCCGGCCCGACCATAACCCGATAGCCCGTAGCCAAGCCGCCGACAGTGAAAGTGACATTGTTTGGCGGCTGACGAGTCGTACCATCAAGAGCAGTGATTTTGTCATTCACTGCAAGGTCAACGTACTCAAGCGAGAAGCCGTACGAACCAACCAGAGACGAGCCAGTGGATTGACCGCACATCGGGGTCGAGATTGCCCGGCTTGTAACGATGCCTGCCGTGGCCGTCACAACTCCCTGTGTCAATGTATTGGCAGAGGGGATAACTCCGGTCAGCAGTTGGATGTACAACGTACCCGCTGTGCCGCCGTCGTTGTCTGCAAGAATCTGTCCAGTGCCAGCGGTAACGCCCGTGCCCCAAGACAATGGCGTAGCACCGCCCTGCGTGAAGCTGCCACCTGCTTGCGCCGTGTATGCTACCGAATGAGTGATACCACGGAACAATTCACCTGTCAGCCCGTACAGTGTTGTCGCCATGCCGTTGCGGGTCTTCCACTTCATGTACTCGTAGAATGTGTTGATGCTGTTCGCACCACGATCCCACTTGGAATAGTATTGCTCATCGACTGCATTGTTATCCACATCAATCAGATTGAATCCAGACGTGACGTTGGTGATGTCGGCCAATGCCGCAATCGTTCCAATAACTGTTTGGTTGTTCAAGTCATCGGAGTAGGTCAACGGGACGGAGTTCTTGCCACGATCCGTTGACGGGATACGGAACTCGGAGAATGTCTTACCCCATTCGCGCGTGGTGAATATCAAAGACCCGTTGTCAATGCTCACGCCTGCGGATTTGACCTTGACCATGAACTGCATGGCAATACCGTTCGCTTCATCAGGATTGATACCATTCTCTACCTCACCGAACGGGGTGTTATTCCAGAACTTATTTGTCAGAACGGCGTTATTTTGAATGACATTAACCACTACACCTCGGTTGGCAATGATGGAAATGCCATCATAAATAGCTTCAGTTCCGCCCGATCCCTGGATAATCGACCCACCATAAATAAATTCGCTGGCAGGAGTGACATAAGCGTCATCGAGGCTAAACCCATTCAGTAACTGAATAATAGTTGCGAACTTTTTATCTGACGGGTTCGGCACGGTGATGTCGATGAAGTCGTCACCGGACATAGTTCCATCATCCGCGCGATCTTGTAGAAAGCGGTGTAATTCCAGCACCGTGATGTAATTAGCTGCGGCGGTGCCGTGAGCGCCCCCGATATAACGGAGTGTTCTATCGCTGCGAACTTCCCATTTTGTGCTATCTAATGCCATAATTGTCTCCTGTAAATGTTCAAGCTCTAACAGAATGGATCAATTTACCTTCTTTGATGTCCGTATGTGCATTTGCCGCACTCGACATTGATGAATGATTACTGATTTGATCCTTTTTTATCGTACTGCGCTGTTGCCGTTATGTGCGTCATAAAACCCTTGGCATCACGATCAACCTTAAATTCCCATTTTTTAACATCCTGTTTTTCGTTCAACGTTATTTGCTTTGAATCCACCGCTATAAGCGCATCCGCAATAGCCTTTGAGATCATCGCAGCCATCTTCTCGTTTGATTTGCTTATCTCGACAACCGCAACAGCCAAGGCCGAACCGATCTCTTCCCCGGTAGTGGGTGGCGTTAAATCTTCCAGTGTGTCAAATAGGCTGCTCATAAACACTTCAGTAACGCTTCAAGTTTCGTTATACGCTGGTTGGCGGCAAGCACTGCTTTTTGTGCGCTGACCTGCTTACGCTTAGTCTTTCCATCAACCACTTTTTCCAGCGTTATTCTAAGCGATTTTGGGATGTCGTTGACGGAAATTGTTTGAGGCGTTACTTTGATTGGTTTTTCTGGTTCTGTGGCTGGATTGGCTGACTGTCCGAACATATCCACCACGCCGGTCTGCGCCATTCGTTTCACTTCCTCATTGGACTGCCCAAGCGCGAAGTTGTCGGATGCCACAGTGTTGACGTTGCGCTTCTGGGTGGCGTCTTCCTGCTTGCTTTCTGCCGATAACTTGGCAATCAGGTATGCGGCATAATCGTATGCTGTTTTACCAAGGTCGTAACCACCAACTTCATAGACGTTCTTTTTTCCAGCCTCTTTTTTCCTACGGTTATAGTCATCCTGCTCCTGCTGATTCATCCTATTCCATTGCTGGTTCGACTTTGGTTTGATTACATCTGCCTGATAAATGCTTAAACTTTCACCGGCTGCAACTAAACGCCTGACAGTATCGCGCAGTGTTGTTTGTATGTTATCAGCACGTATTTGCGCATCAAGCGTAGCCTTTACCTTCCCAAGTTGAAGAGGGGTTAATTCACTACCAAAACCATCAATGTTATTTTTCTCAACAACTGCTTTGTCGTTCGCAATTTTATTTGCATCGCTTGCTTCTTTTGCGCGTGCAAACTGCGCTAATTTGTTTTTCCTTTCAACTTCACCTTCTGGAGTAATAGAAAATTCATTTCTCTTAACTACTCCTTCGATCTGGTCAACACTATAACGACGCATTGTTCCATCAGGACTTTGTACCTCGTACAAATCGCCAGAGTTAAACTTAAGCCTTTGAGTAATACGCTGCGTTCCCCATTCAGAAGCCCATTCTCGGCCTATATTTTTATCTTCGGCTGGCTCGCTTACTGCATTGTCAGCACCAGCGCGTCCAGTATCCAATCCTCCGGCTGCAATATCATTCTGGTTGCCATGCTGATACTCCTTCCGCCATTGAGCTTGAGCATCTTCGCTATCAGGGATAGATTTACTGGCTATCCAGTCGGCGTACTCTAGGCGCGTTGGTTTTGGTGTCGATTCTGATTGCGCTTCGCTCTGGATGGTTTGGGCGGCTTCTTCTGCGGTGCTTTGGACATTGATGTTTCCTTGTGGTTGTAAAACTTGGCTTGGATGAATTACGCCTGAATCAATGCCGGCTTGTGCCGCTGTGCCGATCGCGCCATTACCGACTGATTGTTTGGCAATATCAAGTTGATCCTGTGCAAGTTGCAGATTCCAAGCCTTGTCACTCTCCGATTGTTTTTGTGCCGACTGCTGTTCCTGTATTAGTTCATAGGCTTTAGCTTCCTGATACTTGCGCATCGCTTCCTGCAACTTGAGCGCCATTACGGTTTTTGGAGTTGTATTCGGTGCTGGTGGGGAGAATTGTAGTGCGCCTTGATTCTGATCGGCTTCTTTGGATGGCTGCGCAACGTATTCGCTTTGGATTGCGCCAGATGGTGTTAAATCGAACGGGGTGGCAGGTGCGGTCGTGCTAGGTGCTGGCTTATCTTTTATTACATCCTGTGGTTTCCGTGTTGTTAGTTTATCGTATCCACGCGAGGCGATCCCTCCTGCTCCGGCCATCAGTGTTGTTTGTAGGATAGTTGGGGCGGCCACCTCTTTTAACGAAGTTGCCCAATCGATTATAGATGAATAATTTCTTTGCTGTTCATCGGTTAAACCAGCGATTGATTCTTGGCGTTGCTGTATCTGCTGTGTAACCATTTCGGTTGCAAGCTCTGTGCCGTACATGGAGGCAAGTTTTTTGAATGCGCGCGCGACAATCGTTTTCCCAAACCCACCGCCTTTGCCACGCAAAATAGCAAAATCAATCACATTGCCAAGTGCCTCCGGGATAGCCTCTGCTTTACCGTAAGCGGCAGTTTCAGCCTTGTTTTTTTCAACTATAGGCGCAAATTCTGCCGCCGTCAGTTCACGCCCGGCATCTTGTTCGGCTTTTGTTTTTAAGTCGTGCAGGAATTGGTTTTTACTGATTCTATCTGCGGTCACGCCAGAAGCCACTCCGCCCGCCGTGTAACCGGCAGCTATCCCTGTGACGGGGGTAGCCAATGATCCTGCGACACCGGCAGGAACGGCAGCGGCTAGTCCGGCCGCCATACCTGCACCAGAAAACCCTAAACTTTGCCCAAACCCTTGAATATCTTTGGTACTCACACCGGGGATTGCCGTACCTGTTTCTTCTTGCGACATTTCAGATGCACGTCTGGCAGACAAATCTCTTGAGTTCTTGATAAGCCTTTCAGACAAGCTATTTTTAGCATCTTCGCCAACAGGAATATCCTCGCCCTGATAAGCAGCAGCAGCAGCGCCTGCCAAGTGTTCCGGCACGTCTATGATCTGTTTACCGAGTTCCTTAATTGTCGAACCAAGCCCTAGCGGTTTAGGCGTGGCAATCGGGTCAGCATCCCAAAAGTTGCTTGTCGGCTTGGAAACTATTTGATCGGCATCCCAAAAATTAGCCATGATTAGCGTTTAATCCTGGTTGTTCCGTCTGGGGCGGTGTATTGCGTTCCACTGGGTAATGCTGCAAGTTGTTCTGCTGTGCTAATAGCAACAGGCGCACCATGTTGAATTTGTGTTTTTGGAACACCCAAGTTTAGCTTCTCCGCCTGCCCTGTCTGTGTGTTAATGCGCACAATATCCTGAGTAGGAATCATACCGGTTGGGTCTGTACCCTTAACCTGTTCAAATTTATATTGCTCACCGACCGGACCGGATAAGTCATGTATCTTCTGGATCAGCGCAGTACGTTTAGGGTCGTTCGCTGGCAGCGCCGCCAATTGGGTATGTAGTCCTTGCAAATATTGCTGCTCGGCAATTTTCAGCCTCTCTGCACCCATCGTCTGTACGCTTTGCGCGATACTTTGTTGCTGCGCTTCTCTACGCCCTAATGAGTCATACGTCTCAAGTGCATTTTTTTGTTGTGCGATACCTTGCCCTGCGACACGATCTGCGTTCTCGCTTTGCGCGTTGTAAATTCCAAGCGCTTGATTGTTGTTGGCCTGATTCATACGTCCACGCAACTTAGTCAAACCAAGCGCCATTGCCGCACCGCCTGCATTTGTAGGGGTTTGTGTTGGGGTCATATCGGCAATATCTGACTTACTGAACACAGGGTTTGGGGTAGCCAATCCTGAAGGCGCATTTAGTTGTTGGATGGATTGCATTTGTCGTTTAGGCGCTTGAATAACTTGCTGTTGTGGCGTGAATTGCGTTATTCCTCTGCCGGTCAGACTTCCTGAACCTTTGCTCATCGCATTGTTATAGTTCAAAGGTGCTGCTCCAGGCGCTTGTGTACCTCGCCGTGGATCGTTGACTGATCGTAGCGTGTCGTATTTTTCTGGTTGTTGTACTGCCTGTTGAATAATCGTGGGCGCTTTCGCAATACCATAAGCAGGGTCAGCTCCGCTGCGTGACGGGGTTGGCATCATCGCATTAACCGCGCCAATGGTTGTATTTTTAGCAGCCTCCCCTATAGCGCCTAATGGCAAAATCGCATTTGCAACCTTAAACGGGGCTTTTGCTGCTCGCCTTAAATAGTTCGCAATGCCAGACTTAGCTTCCTCAACGGATAATTGTGGGTCTGTTTGATAGTCTCTTGCCATGATCGTTACTCCTTAAATGTTTGCGCCAACCGAGATTGTGCTGTTGCGTGTTGCCATTGCTGCGGCTGCGACAGCGGCATTATGAGCGGCTGATGCGATGGCGGTACGTGCTTGTACATCGGCGGCATCCACTCTGGATGAAATAACGGAAGTTGCGCCGCCCATATTGATTTCTTCCATTCGCAAATCTTGTGAACGATTTTCCAGTAGCGTATTGATACGGAATTTTTCCTCGTCAACTTCAGCGGAATAAACTGCGACGGCTTGACGATAGAAGGCTTCTTTGGCATTTCCGATTGTCTTGGCATAATCAGCCGCATCGGATTGCACCATCGCGGTACGAATGAACGTGCCAAGCGCACCGACGAACTGCGCGCGCAAGGAAACGGCCTGCGTAATAGCGAACTTGTGATTTTCGTTCAGTGTATCGAATGCCTTAAATGCAATCTCTCGATTTATCCCGGAAAGTTTGAGTTGTGAATCTTGTTGGATCGTGGCAATAGTGTGATTAACGACACCCGTTGGTATTGAAAATCCTCGCGCAGCAGAAGCGTTGATAACTTCCTGTTCAGCGCGCAATGCTTCCTGCACTTCACGGTCTTTGGCGCGGTTATACAGTGCATTTTCAACCGCAATCGGCACGCCTCGACCATTGATGATAATGTCAATCAATGCGGCATCTGAGCCAGTCTTTAGTGTAGTGGAAATATCAGGAAAAAAAGTTGCCAGGAAGTTCTGAATCTGCGGCTGTATGGTGGCATGTAAAGTAGCCAGCGAATTATTGTATGCCGTCTGAACGTCGGTACTGAAGTCAGTCGCGGCATTAGGTTTGACTTGAGCGACAGCGGTAATATCAATTGGATTTGCTGCGGCATTGACAGTCTGCCAGCCAATACCCGCAACAGCATTATTCGCCCGCAATAATGCAGACTCAGCCTTGTTGAGCGCGGTATTCGCTAAATTTTTTGCATCAGTATAATCACTTGCGGCTTGGGTAACTAATTGATCGGCTGTTGTGGTCAAGGTATCCTCCTGATGCATGGCTTATGGGTAGGTTATTTACTATTTTCTACGCCCAATCATTTGAAAATACAAGCTACCTTTTAGCCCGCCTTGATCGCCTTCACCAACTCATACAGCAAGGGCTTGCCGATCTTGAATTCGCCTGATTTCCAGTCCTTGTCGCGCTCCTTAATGTAGGCACGAACATCCGGCCAGTGCAACCCGTTATAGGTGACGACGCAGTTGATTGAATCTTCACTCCATACGACACCTGCTGGCAGGTCAACGATCTTGGATTGCACCTCATTACCGTCTTTGTCGAGCAGCGGCTTCCATTTTTTGAACGTCAGCTCTCCGGTCTGCCAATCGAAATTATAGACTGCCGTACCATATAACTCCACCTGAGTACCATCCTCAGTACCACCCTCAATACCATCCTCTCTAACAGGGAAAATGCCGAGTGATGTTCCGGTTGCGGCATATCCTGCACCGTCAGCAATCAACCCTACAGGGGATAGTTCGATGGTTGTAACGCCAAACAGCGAAACATCATCAAATATGCTTGATGGTGTTTTGGTGACTGTATTACCAATAAATATATTTGATGTAGCATTTACTAATTGATGTTTATATACTTCTTGACGATACACTTTAAAAAAATCAGGAAGCGTTCCAACAAGACTGTTTTTATATATATCGACATTGTATCCATTACCAAAATCGCCATCTTGCACAACCCCATTCCAAACAATCCCAGGGTGCGCTCTTCTGGTTTCTGTTGATTTATGTGAGTTATGCACATAGTCATTCTTAATTACTGCTACATCTGATATGTACTGATAATACGTTAAATTTCCAATCGGCATTATTGTGGATAAGGCGTATCCTCCTGTATCACTATTATATAATCTTGAGACTGATTTGGTATAACCCAGCGTATCGTTTTCATCAGATTCATCAGATACCCAATTTGAAAAATGGCTTACTATTCTAAGATAAGAAGAACTTGGATTTGAAAAATTATTCACCGACGTTACTGTTATTGTTCGTGTTCCATCAGCCGTCCATGTTTTTGTTACTGTTTTCCCATCAACGATAATGTCGTATGAGTAAGTTCTTGCCCTGCGGAAAACTATCGTTCCAGGATATTGTAAAAAATCCGTTGAATCGCTTACCATTTCATCTATTTTATGTGTAACGGTAATAGGTGACGAATAAAATGCATGGGAAGCCAAAGAGCTTCCTTTGATTTTATTATTCCATCCATCTGGTAAAGTTCCAGTTTTTAATTTTGAAATATGCGAATCAGAACTTTTCTTTAAGGTTGCTGAAAAACGAATCATCATTTGCGCTACCGTTTCTAGCGTTGGTCCATATCCTTTTTGTACTAAACCCAGTGATTCATCCTGATCCATAAGTGATTCCCTGGATGGCGTAATAGGCTGCAAAAAATCGTAGTTTGACCATTCATAGCCTGTATGCGCGTCATCAGCAATGTGCGTGCCGGATAATAACAACCATGCACCTGTGTCGTTTGGCCCTCTCTGGCCGGAAAAAGCGCCCGCACCTAAGCGTGGTGTCCACCCATACCCGCCTCCGAACATATTCCCGTAAGTACACCAATTAGACCAGACTTGCGGCGATAGATTATTTTGCGCGTAGCTGCCTGAACCTGAAACAATAAAATTACCTTTGCTGTCGTACGCTTTCCATTCTTGTGTAAAAACTTGATTAAATCCAGGTGCGTTATTTGATGTATAAGATATAAGCATCACCGGCCCGCCGGTGTACTTATCAGGATTAGGCATACTCACGCCCACGTAGTCCGTGCCTGTCGGTGTGGTGTAGCAGGTGTTCTTGAATGGATGGTACTCGACTATCACGCCTGACATTTCATCGGTAACGATGTAAACGCCCACCTTCTGAGCACTGCGCGTAGAGGTGACGCGGATTGCCGCCTGTATTTCTTCAACAGTCGGAGCGCCGCCGTTCTTGCTGATGACATGGGGGATCATACACGGCGCTTGGTTGAATTCGGCATAAAAGCAAGGCTGTCTAGCTCAAAGTCTGCGCCGCCTACGTTTTTTACCTCGTGCTGCCAGTTTACCCCGAATAATCCACGCCCAATATCCACCCTGGCAGGCTTCACGGTTGCCGTGGCTGCGCTGAACGTATAGGTATAGGACTGCCCCTCGACATTACAGGTCAATGTCATTGGCTGCGCGCTCATGGCGTTACAGTAGGCATTCGCCATGCTCTTGATGAATGAACCGTCGAACTGCTCCGTACTCAAGTCAGATATTCCAGTGGTGATCGTGGCGTTGATCGGCAGACCGTTATCGGTATCACCGGATAACAGGAAAATCCCAGCTTCGTTGCACCCGTAGTAGTTCTCCCCGATCCGGCAGAAGGAATTGAATTTGAAATCTGCGTATTGAGCGGCAGTAGCCGTGTTGAGATTGAATGACCAGCCATCTGAAAGGCGTTGGTAATACCCAATGTTAGCAGCACCTGATACCTTGCCGCCGCCGTGCATGGCAGTTTCAATCCAGTTGACCGCTGCGGTTGCCGTGCCGCTTATCTGCGCGCCGCCAGTCATCGCTTGAGCGTGGTGCAGAACCGAGATTGCTGCCACCAAAACTGCACCAGATACCTGAATTCCGCCTGCTGGAATATGCGAGAAGTTCAATACTGCGACTGAATCAACCAGTGCAGCGCCAGCCACTTTCGCCCCACCGCTCATATCATCATGCTGGTAACTCAGCAGGGTTTGAAATACGATATTTGCTGCGCCGGATACCTTTGCTCCACCTGAAGCCGTTAGGCTAATCTTGATAGTTGAAAAGTCAGAGATAACCGCCGAGCCGCTGACTTTCGCCCCGCCTGATGGTTGGCTGGAGAAGGTCGTAACTATCGCGACCCCTGATGCCTGCGCCCCGCCGCTCCCAGCCATTTCTTTCCAGCCGTAAGTCACCGGCGCCGAGCCGCCAGATTGCGTGCCGCCCATCATTACCACTTGCGTTATTGTGACCTGAATCGCAGTGACCGTCGCCGTGCCTGATACTTTTACCCCGCCGCTACCTGATGCAATCCACGGATCAAGCGCAACGTCCGCCCATCCTGATACCCGCGCACCGCCCGACATCGAATAACTTGTAGTGGATGCAATCGCCTCAGTGAATCCAGGTGATAACTGGACTCCACCGCCAGTATAATCGCCAAACAGCGCGGACAAGACAATGCCAGCGGGGGCTGATGGTTCTGCCATCAATACCGACAAAGCCAGCCCCGTCCGTGCGACGGGTTCGGCTAGTGCCACCGCTGGAAGAATGACAGGCATATCCGCCCCTTAAACCGAAATGGTCGCTTCGGTTAAATTGATTGTGCTGCCCGAGGTGATCGCCACCGTATCCAGAATGAAATCCGCCGCCGACGTGCCAACCGTGCCTTGCAATACATACGTTCCTTTGACAATACGTGCATAGGTTGCCGTGCCGGTTGCTACCGCTGCGCTCGATACAAGCGCAGCGGTTAATGCTGAAGCGCCCCCCACTGCTGCCGCCCACGGACTCGTTACGCCATTAGTAAAACTCACTAGTAGCGTGCCGGTTGCGGCTAAATCTGCACTGGCAGGCGGCGTACCTGAATACACGTTCGTCACCGAACTGGTGCATAAACCAATCGTGGCCGCCGTCACATTCATCGCATTAGCAATCGCGTCCACCAGCGCGATATTCATCATCACTGCACCTAATACCTGCGGCATTTTAAAGCTGAAGGCTGTGACCGATAGCGGCGTACCTATCGTGGCAGTTAGTGAATCCAGGATTGCCCCGCCACCGCCGCCGGACAAACTAACAGTAGTATCAATAATACCTACCTGACTTTGATTGTAGATGCGGATATTTGCCAGTGATGCTACTGTGGTCGATGGTGTGGCGCTTTTTGGTGTGCCTAATGTACTTACACCGACACTGGCTGCGGACATAGACGCTCCCAGGGCGAATGACGAAACGGCTGCAAACGGCAATGTTCCGGTTAAAGCCAGCGTAGGGTCGGGTTGTTGTGCGCCAGCATACGGCATGACATAAAGCGGTTGCACGTAGCTCAAATTCGTTGCCGCCCGCCCCGTTATGGTGTCAACAATGGCATTTTTGTATGCCGCACTCAGGTAGGTAGCCATGATCTACCTCTTAAACCTTGGATAACGTGATCTTCGGCGTGATAATGATCTGGTCGCCCGCGTACTGCACCACTTTGCCCGCGACAAAACGCTCCGCCCAAAGCAGCACGCCGGTTGTGGTATCTACGACAAAGTAACCGAACACTGTGACCGCCGTTCCTGCGCTGAATGTCCACGTCTGCGCCGCTTGTGAGGCTTCTGCCACGCCGCCGTTTTGCGCGATTGTCCAACTCCCTTTAACCAGTGACTTCGCTTCGTAGCCGAGCGTTGCCATTTCGGTGTAAGTTGCCGCCACGTCTGTGTCAGCTGGGATAATGTCGTTAGTGAACAACTTGAGGATTTGATTGCCTGGCGTTGCAAAGCCCAGCATAAAGCCCAGGTTAGTGTTTTCTGATTCGGTTGGAACAATTAAAGCCATGATATTTCTCCTAAAAAATTAACCGCCTGCGATCAGGCCGGATACTTGTGTGTTATTTCCAACCACAACGAACTGCCTTGCGCCGTCCTTCTCTCGCACTATCGCAGCGACGTTATTCATTTCACCGGATGCGATACTTTTTTCTACCAGTAATTCGACAATTCCGCTATCTTTCCCTATGCATGGGCCACGAGAGGTCATCCAGATTGCATCTGTTGTATTCGGGATGGTGGTTGCCGAGTTAGCTTGCGCGCTGAATTCAAGGACAATGCGTTGCACTGCGTCTGGTTGTCCGGCCATTGGTAGAAAATAGGTATTGTCGGCACACACATAAATGCCATCAGTAACCGAAGCAATTACCGATACCGGCGCGAACTGATAGAAATTCTTACGCCGATCAACATGCTCATAATCTTGCGATTCGGTATACCATACAATATGCGTATCTGCTGCATCAATAATAAAAATCCAACCGTTGTAATGCGTCAAAGCACTACCGAATGGAGGGGGTGATAGGTGTAAGGTCCGCAATGCGTGACCGTTTACCGGTGTGTCTATGCTAGTGAATTGGTCGGTAGGATTGACTTCAGCAGCCAGATACAGCGTGTCGCCGTTATCGGCTGTGAGGTACAAACGTTTTTTAGTCACGTCCGCATTAACAGGATTCGGCATGGACAGTGTGGTGATACCGCCATTAACTAATAGGGTTATCGAGGTCAGCGTAGAATTACCAGATTCACGCCCGTCTGCCGCGACATAAGTGACGCACGCCTGATAAATACCAGCGGGTAGTACACCCGCTGAAGTTATTAACGTAGGTGCGGAAGTCGGATTATCAATTCCCCATGATTCCAGTACGCCATTATTGATCCTAGCGCGAGCCGTTGCACAGGTGAGATAGACTATGCTGTTGATTTTTTGGTAGCTGATACGGTTCGTATCGGCAGCAAATGCACCAAGAGCCACGCTTGCGTTACCCGGCACAAACCGATACAGCACGTTACTCAACACATAATAGGCTGTCACCCCGTCAGACCAAAGACTATGCGCTCCTGCCAGTGCTAGAGCCAGCGTTGAGCCTTTACGTCTGCGCAGTCGACCGGAGTCCAAAACATCGGCATTGACGATCCGGCGGGCTACATCATTCGATAATTCGGTATCAGCGTGGATATTATCCATCCCTTTGAAGCCGCTGAAATTAACGACGGTAGCCATTACCAGATCATCCGTGTGACTGGCAGGCGCTTATCACGGCGCTTGCGTTGCACGTTCGCGTCTGGCCGATAACCGAATGACTCAATGAATATCATTTCCTGCTCATCAGCTTTTGCCTTATCGAATCGGTCAGAGTCCTGTTTGAGTAGCGCGCAACGATATATCCACGGCATTAAGCGCAAGTGATAAAATGTTGGGATTTCAGGAGCAACCGTTGGCGCAGCAGTAGAAAGAGGCGTGAGTAGAGTTCTGTACACGGTCAGGTAAATTTTTGGCGTAATAAGAATTGTGGCTGCGGTCGGTATTGGCACAAGCCGTAGTGACTGCCCTGTAATAAAATAGCACTTCGGCACGCCGGTTTGTATTTCCCATTGCTGCCCTGGCAAATTACTGTAGCGGTTATCAATCTTGAAGGCAATCTCATTATCGAGCGATTCAACACTGGATTCTTCCAATTTGATACCAGCATAAGTGACGCGCTTCACCTTAATCACCGAGCCATTAAGTGCATAATCTGCCTGACCATTTACTAAGGTAATTTCACAACACACCGCCGTTGTACGATCCTCAATCAATAATGCACGTTCACATGCCTCATTCAAAGCAGAATTCAGGTATGATACAATTTCCGCATCTGTCCACGCATAGGGCGCGATCACGTCCTTGCGCTGCAATCTGAATTCAGCAATGAAGTCGGTGACGTTCATTTCGACATTTCATCCCAGATAGCGTCTGCTTCGCTACGAGATACGGTGAAACCAACACGTTCGCAGAGCTTGCCGATTGCCGGTTTACCTTGAGCGGTGAAATCTTCTTCATTGCTTCCTGACAGCATTGCATTCAACGCATCCACAATAACTTGTTTTCGATCAAAGGATGGCGTGTCGTCTTCTGGTGTGTCATTTACCCCTTCTGGCAAACAACCGTTTGCAATTGCTTCCTTATGAAAACGCTCATCCAGCACACAAGGCGCTACGGTAACAATGGCAGTTTGCCCGCTAGTCAGCGCGAGATACACATCTTCGTTAGAATTTGAACGGAATTTCATTTTTTAATCTCCTGAATAAAACCCCGGCGAACCGGGGTTGTGGTTAGGTTTAACCTTGGCTGAAAGAAGCACGGCCTTTGACGTAGTACTGCACGCTCAAAGTAGCTGCACCTGCGGTTGCTGCCGCGCCAACATAAGCGGGCGTTACATTCAGCACTTTTTCGGTATTGGTATGCACAAAGCCGGTCAGCGTCAGCGCGGTACGAGCTGCGATCTTGAGATCAACCGCAGTCGCATAACGAGTTCCTAGCGTGACATCACCCACGTTTAATGTGGCTGTTGTAGCAGTATTGAATGCAGTTGTGACGGTCAATGCGCCGCCAATAATAACTGCATTCTGCGGAATATCCATCGCGGCATAGGCCGTGGCGGTAGTTGGAATGTCGGCAAAGGTGAAGTCAACACTTGCTTGAATCACTTCTTGTCGGCCTGAGTTCTTGGTAATAGGCATGATGTTTCCTTTCGTTTAATTTAGATAGCGCAAGGCCGAAGCCTTGCGTAATTAGTTAGGCGATGTACGTGTCACAGGTGACAATACCGAAGTCTTGCACCGAGCCGTTGTAGATACTATAAAACTTAGGCTTGAGCAGACCGAGCATCTTGTCGATATTGATACCTTGCTGACTTCCGTACTGGAACTCTTTTTCATTCCATTCTGGCGATCCAATATCGGCCATACCAAGTGCTTGCGCACCACATAACAGCGACCTTGTGCCATTGACCGCACCACCTGCGCCCCACTTAGAGCCACTAATTGCGCCTTTAGTGGTGTAAACCAAGCGGTGTTCGTGGATCACAGCGCCGTCGATGGTGACTGTACCGCCTGTAAACCAAGGTGAATCCGTACCTTGCTTGGTTGCTACACCGACCACTGCGCGTTGGTAATCTGCATCTTTTTTCAAAGCTGCTAACGTGCCAGGCGCTACGAACAGCACGTAGTACTCCTTTCCGCCAGACATCAGCGGTTTGACGTAGTTTTCCTTGGCGTAGGCAATCAAATCAACGATCATCCGATAGCTTGGCAGGTACGTGCTGGCAATCGCGCCGGTTGACGACACCTGTAGGCTAGTGCCGTCATACATCAGCGAACGCTTTGACGATGGCGCAGACACATCAGCGGCAAAGGCCAGGTTAGGGAAAGGTGAGGCGGTGCGAGGCGCGCCGTTATTCATGAAAGCGTAGCTGATACCTGACATTGTGAGGAGTGCCAGTTGGTCAACACGGTTAGCCAGCCAGTAGGCCAGACGATCCTTACCCATTTCACGGAAGTTGATAACAGATTTCTGATCTGACAACTTACCTTTGTTGCGTACCGAGTGAGTTATCAGGTCAATGTTAAGCGCAATACTGTACGACTGCATTGCCTCTTCGTTGCCTTCTCGTTCGTTATCACCGATCACACCATCATCAACCAGATCAGCGACCAACTGCATCAGCACCTGCTCGCCTTTTTCGGTCTTGGTAAGTTCAGTGACGCGCTGAATGACGGCATTGTCGCCGCTACCCATGAATCGTTTAATAAACATCTGATCGCGCGCGGCTTGCCATACGTCGCGTGACCAGACAATTTTTTGTTGCGGGGTCAACCCCGAAAAATTAGTTAATCCACCAGCCATGATATTCTCCTTAAATTGATTGCGTAGTTACAGAACTGCTGTAGGCATACGCTGCCAATGCGAGAATTCATGATATTGTCAGCTATCAAGAGGCCGGACGTTTAACGCCTGTCTTTGGCGAAATCACCAGTTTAGGTGGGGTGAATCATTTTGGCTTATGCATCGCCGCGTAATCGTTTCTTTTCTGCTGGAGAGAGGTTTTCAAACTGATCCTCTGACATTTCTGCCACGTTTACGCGCCCTGCTGTCGCCCTGTTTCCTGTGCCGACTTGTACCGACGGTGGCTGCAACATTGAATCTGCCGCACCCCGCGCCGTTGCCGCCGCACTTCTACTATCTGTTTTTCTACTTGAAATCTCACCAGATTGCAATACTTTTCCATTGCCCTCGGGTGAAAATAATGGCGCGATCTTCGCCACCGCTTCACGCAACGCCACGTCCATAGCTACGCCTTTTGCAATCTTGCTGTCACGCAGCGCGATAATCAACTCCGTGGCTTCCGCCCCCTCTTCGGTATTCAGGTATGGGTAGGCTTCAAATGAGCGATCCGCTTCCGCCTGTAATGCAGACTCAGCCTGTTGCTGTAGGCTAAACTCTTGTCGTTGTGCGTTGCGGCTTTCAACTTCAGCTAACATCTGTTCACGCTGGTGAGCGTTAATTTCCCGGCGGATTACTTTCGCCGCTTCTACATCGCCTTCCATAAACGCATCAATATAGGCCTGTTCTTTGGCATCTTCGTCAAAGTTTGGCTCAACCTTCGTATCAACCTTTGGCGCACGCAATGACTCAATCACGCGGTTGGCTTCAGCAAGCGCTTCCTGAAGTTCAATTTTTTTGTGATTAACCTCGTCAAAGCGCGCTTTTGGAATATGGCTAGGCATAGGTTTAGCATCACTTTCATCCGCAACAACTGCTGGTGCTATCTCTTCCTTTGCCAACTCCTTGGGATTTTCAACAGCGAGTTCTGGATCAATCTTATCACCACGATCTTCAGGCTCTCCAGGCTCTGGATTGGCTTCACCTTCAGCGGCGATCACATCACCCTCTAAATCATCTTTAATATATTGCGACATCTTTAGTTCCTTTCAGTTTAGTTACACACGATCAAAAAATATGACATTACACGACACGGCGCGTCAATCAATAATTCCTTAAATCAGTTCATACTCTTACCCCGTCAGGTCGTTGTGTTTCAATTCCAGCCATTTCACCTATGCCAGGTGTTGCTGGCATAACAGGGGCTGGCGGCATTACCGGGTCGGTGTTAGTGGGTTGATTGACTTGTGGCACGGCCATACCTTGCGGTTGCGGATAGTTTGGATCGATACCGGCAGGATTTGGAGCCTGGTAGCCAGCCGATTGCATAATTGCATCAGCTATTGGCGCAACCTGCGGTATTTGTGCCACAACTTGACCGGCTTGCATTGAGGCGTAGGCCGATTCCACGCCAATCTTGACTTTGTTGGCAATCGAGGTATCAGCATCAGCATCCGTCTTGCGCGCTTGGGCTTTGAGCAATTCCGCTTTCGCTTCAAGTGTTGGATCGGCAGGTGCTGGCTGTATATTTGCCAGAATTTCATGTTTATCTTTATTAGTCAGATTACTGTAACGAATTACAGTCGCGTCTGGGATTGCTACACCCTCCTTACGCATTTCAAGCGCCTGCTGGAACTGACTATTTGCGAATGTGACATGCATCGGCTGCTCGGAAATCACCACGTCATACGTGCCGATTGTCAGGTCATTAAAATAACTGCCTGTTTCAGGCACAAACTTATTGATTTCCAACAAGGTTTCGATTTCCTTGCCGGTTATTGGGTCGGTATCAGTGATTTTGAACACACGGTAGCTGTCGTAATAACGCTGCACTAGCTTAATAATGCGCTTAGCCAACAGTAAACGGGTATAGGCTAAGTTGTCCTGCGGGATCGCCAGTTGCTGTTGGCTGGCGAATTGATCGGCCTGTTTCGCTACACCAGAAACCGAACTTCCCTGCAATCCTCGCATCGAGTCCGGTACTGTTACATCTTTAAGCGCCTGAGTAGCACGATCAATCAACCTATCAACCCCTGTCGGCACTTGATTTGGCTGTATTTTTGTAGGCTGGTTTGAGCCTTTTTTATGTTCCAGCACCAGCCCGGTCATCGCTCCGATTTCGGTTAGCTCGTCAGTGTCCATGTTGGTTAAACTATTTTCCTCAACTACCCACCCTGAATTTGCTGAGCTGTTGATAATATGAACAAACTGCGATACCGCTTTATTTAGCGCCTCTTGTGGGCCGATTGCGTTGTCCACCATTCCGCGTGTCTTGCCGCGACGGAAATAGCTGAAATAAGGAATAATGGTAAAATGTTCGTATGGACTGTACTCATCAAACAATGTTGCGCAGTACGTGGATACTGTCCATCTGATTCTCTTGCGCATCCGACTGGCTTTGACTGCACCTCTAGCTTGAGCATCGGCCAGTTGTGCTGTGGTCATATCTGCAATAATCTTAATATCGCCCGATTCAGGATAGACCATGCACGGGGTTTGTTCATAAACGAATTTCTGACGATCAACAATGCGATACCTTTTGATGTTATCGGTGTCGTTGCTATTGGTGTAGGCATCGTATAATCCGTAACGCCCTTGCACTAAATTACCGAACTTATTGCGGTCTGGCTCTGCGTCTAGCGTGCCGAAGTCGGCAGACGAATCATAGGTTTGTTCCGCTTTATCTCTAGCCTTTGCCCCGTACCGTTGCTCAATCTGTCCTAAACTCAGCCAGCGTGTGATAATCACATCCGCCCACTTATCAGGATCGTAGTTTTTTGCATCTGGGTCAGGGATGACATCCATAGGATCGAGCGTTTCAACCTCAATTTCTCCCTTGATATTCTTGTCGAAGTTAACTCTCATATCATAATAGCCGCGCTGCTCAATCAATCCATCTGAATACAGTTGGGTTTCGTGCCAATGTAAAGCTATTTGGTCACACACCTGTTTCACGACTTTGCTTAGTATCGTGGCCTTATCCATATCCGACTCTCCACCACGCGGCTTGAATGCGATGTCCATGCGATTTTGAATCTGGTAGCCTACCGCTGAATTTATTGACGGCATTATCTCGTTGAACTCGTAGAACGGACGTTTTTGCCTGGACAGTACCGTTTTATCGGCTTCCGCCCACTGCTCACCACCGCCTAGGTACATGCCTTCGCATTTACGCGCCTGCTCCATATATTGCAGGTGACCTCGATCTTTACCATACAGATACCTGTGCCAGTTCTCGCGGGCTACGTCATCGAATCCGGAAACAGTTTGTTTAGTCATGGCAATTCCTGCAATGCGTGTGATGTTGATTATTTTTTTCTACGCTAATTATATTTTTATTTCAAGCGATTATGCAGATTGCGCCGTGCCTGAATTGCTTGTTATATTTTTAAGCCGGTCTCGCCAGTTCTTTTCTGGCTTGGCTTGTGCTTTTGGTTCTTCGTGCGCTACGCACATTAAGCCAAAAGCGTCTGCACCATGACTCGCCCAATCATGCTCAGGTCCAAGGCCGATATTGCGCGTCTCGTCCTTTTTTTCGTGATACCAGCCCAGTGCATCCAACCCTGGCGCGCACTTCTCTTCGTCAAACCACATCGCACCGAATAAGCGACGACCTTCCTCGATCCTCGCCTTGGCTGCACCTTTACCCTGATTTGGAATTACCGTCACCGTATAACCGACAGCTTCAAGCGAGCTTTCGTATGACACGTCATTTATGCGATCCTGCGTCTTTCCATCGTGAGGCAACCAGATTTGCGCCTTGTCAGGTGTATATCCCTGTTCACGCAGCCAAATAACATGCGCCGACAGGGGTTGTCCGACCACCTCATAGTAATTCAGTACCCTGATTTCCTTGCCGATAAACTGCGCAGCCCACATCGCGAAAGCGTCTGCACGCGCTCCAGTGCCGCCGATGTCGCAGAACAGTCGTATTGTCATCAGCGGGTCAGCAGTCACACGACCTATACGCCGTTGCAGTTTGGCAGCGGTGATTCCTGCGGCGTAATACGCTCCGGCTAGAACAGTGATGTAGCTGCCTCCCCAGATGTAATCGTAGGTGTCAGGACGCTCTGCTAAATCTTTAAGGCGTAACCGCTCCAGAATGGCAGGAAACCACGGATTATCACTCCAGTTCATTTCCGCCACTTTAACGCTAGCGTCTTTACTATTCCTAAAACGCAGATCAGTCGCGCTACCCTTGCGCTTAGGGTTCCATGTTACCCATAGCTCAGAATCTTCTTCGCGTAGTGTCGGAATCAGCACCTGCCATGCCTCTTCCGTGACTGGCTCTGCCTCATCCACCCAGCACAACAATATGCGCGACTTGGATTTGACTGAGTCGATATTCCGGTCAAGCCCGGCAAACTTGTATTCCACACGTCCGCATTTGGTTCTGATGTACTTCTCGCCTATGTCGTAAAACTTAGCAAGCCACGGCTCAGACTTGATCGCAGCCTTGATTTCTTCCATTGAGCTATCATCGAGCGAGTTCATAAACTGCCTGCCGCACAGGATAATTCCTTCGCGTCCAGCCTTAGCCCATATATAACCGCGCACCGCCGTCATCTTGGCAAACGTGCGCGTTTTCGCAGAGCCGCGTCCGCCATGCGCGCCGCGAATGGTTGCCTTACCATCAAAAATAGGGATTAGTTTCGGTGGGATTTCAAGCCGACGAGTGGTCATTTCAACACACTTTCCATGGTCGGCACCAGGTTGATCTCGTAGATGGCAGCATATTACTATAATTTTTTTCCATGCGATTAGTTATCACGTCATGATATGCCTAGTTATGCCAGGTGTTGGGTAACTAACTCCGGCTGGCAATGGAATTTTTTTTTCGACTGCCGGATTTTCTGTAATTTTTTCCGTCATGAATCCTGTGCCTTTATTTTTACCGCCACTTGCGCGGATAAAATCAACCTCAACTTTTGCGCTGTTGATGATGGTCTGGGCTAATTCCGACTTGGCTTTCGCCAGCGCTATATCTTCTGCGCTTGCTCCAACTTTAAGCGCGAGCAGCGATTCAAACAAGATGTTGCGCAGGGTGGCGATGTTGTTAGTTTTTTGTGGCATGATTTTTTTCCTTTTTATTGATTTGACGGTTAAGCGCGCCGCGCAGTTGTATAAGCGTGGCAATCTCTTTTGGGTAATTATGATAACTATTTCTTTTCATGTTTTCTGCACGGCTGATACAGGCAAGGTTTTCGATAACGATATTTGATTTATTCCCATCCTTGAAAATAATGCAATGGTTTTTTGGGATTGCTCCGTTGTGCGACATCCATAACAAAACATGGACATAGACATAATCGCGTTGCGTGCATCCGGTGGAGGTAATTTTTCTGCGCAGATACCCATCGGCAGATATTGATTCATAGCCTATTGGATGCGCGTTGTGAGGTGGGTGGCCTTTTTTGAAACAGGTTTCTTTTGATCTTCCACCAGCGAAAAAATGCCTCCCTTTATTCCATGCCTCCTGCCCTTTAACAAAACGCGTCCTCTTTCCTTGTTCGCAAGACAGTCTACCGGAATCTGGTGATTTTAGAAATTCAGCAGATTTTGCCAGTTTTAGCTCACTGGCTTTTGAATAAATCGAGTGGCGTGCTCGGCCAATTATATCAACCAGGCGACATGCGCGCGTGTCAGGATAATACTTTCGCAACAACTCAATCTGTTCGGGCGACCAAAATTGCCGTGGTGGCCTGATATTGCGAGATTTAGTCATGTCTTATCCCCTATATATTTCAGATTCGCGGTTCATTTTCAGCTCTTCCACCGACTTGCCATATCAGTGTGGATTCTATCCATATCATCTTTTGCGAGTTCCGGCGTGGCAAATATGTTAGATGGATGAACAATATCGCTAGGGCGCGTCATAGGACTTGCTTTATTCCATGCGGATGTGTCGCATAGACGATTACCGCGCGACATTGATGTTGAAATCACCTACCCCTAGAGTTCCATTCTTTGAGCATCGCCAGTATTTCCACTTCTGGAAGTGTGTCTCCCCATGAACCAAGTATC